GTGGTTCAGGAAATCCTCCCGCACCTTCAGCAGGTAATGGTGGTTCAGGAATAGTTATTACAAGAGAATTAAACAAAGCAAGTGGTGTATGGAATTTAAAAACACATTATTCAAAATTAAGAGAATCAACAGTAACATGGCCTAAACGTATATTTAGTGTAGATTATTTAGTAATTGCCGGAGGTGGTGGAGGCGGTGGTGGTGAAGGAAATTCTGACCCTTCAGGTGTTTCTGGTGGAGGTGGCGGAGCTGGTGGTTATAGAGCTTCTGGTTATGGTCCTTCTCCATTACAAGGTTCAACTTTAGAATTAGCTCCAGGAAGCTATACAGTTACAATTGGAGCTGGCGGAAGCGCAGGACCACAAGGTGCTCCAACACACTCTGGAACTAAAGGTTCAGATTCCGTTTTTTCAACTATAACTTCTACAGGTGGAGGACTTGCAGGAAGAGGAAATACTACAGGTGGAGATGGTGGTTCTGGTGGTGGTGTAGGAGGTGCATGTGCAACTGGAACAGCAGGCTCAGGTAACACTCCTCCAACAGATCCCCCACAAGGTAACCCCGGTGCAACTAATCCTAATAACTCATCTCCATACGGAGGATCAGGTGGTGGTGGAGCTACAGCTGCTGGTAACGCAGGCTCTGGTGGAAACGCTGGAAATGGTGGAGCAGGTGCTCCAAATACAATTTTAGGACCTGATACATCTTACGCTGGCGGTGGAGGTGGTGGAGCTGGAAGTGGAGGTTCTGCTTCAAGTGCTGTTGATGGTGGAGGAGCTAACGCTGGAGCTGGAACTGCTAATACTGGTGGTGGTGGCGGTGGAGGTAATGCACCTGCTACTGGTGGTGGAGCTGGTGGTTCAGGTATCGTAGTAGTTAGATCTCCTAGTAGCACTACGTTTGCAGTTACTCCTGGTTGTAATACTTTATCAACACACCCAGGTGGAGATAAAATTGCTAAGTTTATAACTTCCGGTACATTGACAATAAGTGGATAATAAGTATATTATAGTTATTGTGGTAAAAGAAAGAACATGAATCTTACAAACTATTATTATTACTTTCAATCAGTAATTCCAGAACGTATCTGTAATGATATTGTTCGTTATGGAAAACAACTACAAGATCAAATGGCAGTAACTGGTGGATATGGACATAAAAAATTAAATGAAAAACAAACAAAAGATTTAAAGAAAAAAAGAAATTCTGATATTGTTTGGATGAGTGACAGATGGATTTATAAAGAAATACATCCATACATTCACCAAGCTAATAAAGATGCAGGCTGGAATTTTCAATGGGATTTTAGTGAGTCTTGTCAGTTTACAAAATATACTAAAGGTCAATTTTACGATTGGCATTGTGATGGTTGGGATCAACCTTATAATAGACCTAATACTGATTCACATGGTAAAATTAGAAAACTGTCTGTAACAGTTACATTATCTAACCCTAAAGATTATAAAGGCGGTGAGTTAGAGTTTGATTTTAGAAATATGGACCCTGATAAAAAACCTAATATTAAAAAATGTACAGAAATTTTGCCAAAAGGATCTCTAGTTGTATTTCCTGGTTTTGTATGGCATAGAATATGTCCAGTTAAAAAAGGTGAAAGAAATAGTTTAGTTATTTGGAATTTAGGGTGGCCATATAAATAATATGAAAAATAAAAAAATAAAAAAAGAATTAATGTTTCCAAAACAATTAGCAAGAGAAGACTTATTTAAATGTCCTATATGGTTTGGAGATGAGCCTGGATTTGTTAATGAATTAAATAAAGCATCTGATTCTTACATAGAAGAGTCTAAAAAAAATTTAAAAAAATCTATAAATGAACGTAACAAAAAACTAGGTAATAAAGGAGATATGGGTCATGTGTTTCATTCAACATCGTTAATAGGAGATCCTAAATTTAAAAAATTACAAGATTATGTAGGAGCCACAGCTCATAATTTATTAGTTGAAATGGGTTTTGATATGACTAATTATCAGTTATTTATTACTGAAATGTGGGTGCAAGAGTTTGCTAAAAAAGGTGGTGGACATCATACATTACATACACATTGGAATGGTCACATATCTGGTTTTTATTTTTTAAAAGCAAGTGATAAAACATCCATACCATTATTTGAGGATCCAAGACCTGGTAATGTAATGAATCTTTTACCAGAAATAGATAAGACAAAAATTACATATGCAAGTTCACAAATTAATTATAAAGTTCATCCAGGAAGAACAATGTTTTTTCCGTCTTATTTACCGCATCAATATGCAGTAGATATGGGTTACGAACCATTTAGGTTTATACATTGGAACTGTCAGGCAATATTAAAGAGTGTAGTAAATGCAAAATAAAGATATGAAAAAAGCTTTTATTAAAACTATACTAGAATCTAGTCCATTAAAAAATAAACCAAATTTTATAGATAATTTTTTAAAATCTAAAATGCAATTGAGAGGTAAAAATGTCATCAAAAAAATCGGCGTTTCAAAAAAATAAATACTCTGTTTTAAAAAATGCAATTTCACCTGAACTTGCAGAGTTTGTTTATAAATACTTTTTAAATAAAAGAAATGTAGCAAGATTTTTATTTGATCAAAAATACATTTCACCTTTTACAGAATACTTTGGTATATGGAACGACGAACAAGTGCCAAATACTTATTCACATTATTCTGATATTGCTATGGAAACTTTATTAAAAGAAGTAAAACCAGTTATGGAAAAACACACTGGCATTAAATTAAGTCCTACATATTCTTATGCAAGAATATATAAAGAAGGTGATGTATTAGCTAGACATAAAGATAGATATTCTTGTGAAATATCTACTACATTAAATTTAGGTGGTGATTCGTGGCCTATATATTTAGATCCTACAGGTAAACAAGGACAAGCTGGTATTAAAGTAGATCTTAAACCAGGTGATATGTTAATCTATTCTGGTTGTGATTTAGAACATTGGAGAGAAGAATTTAAAGGTAAAGATTGTGGTCAAGTATTTTTACATTATAATAAAGCTAGTTCTAAAACGGCTAAAGAAAATCTATATGATAAAAGACCTTTTTTAGGGTTGCCTGCTTGGTATAAAGGCTTTAAATTACCTAAATAATATTGTATATAATAATTTGGCGGGAGATTCCACCACATCATCTCCTGCCTAATTATTAAGGATTTTATATGTTACAAAAAGTAAAATTTGCTCCAGGATTCAATAAACAAGTCACATCAACCGGTGGTGAAGGCCAATGGGTTAATGGTGATAACGTACGTTTTAGATATGGCTCACCTGAAAAAATAGGTGGTTGGGCACAATTAGGTTCTGTTGAATTAACAGGACGTAACACAGCTATTCATCACTTTGTAAATGCATCAGGTATTAAGTATGCAGCACTAGGAACTAGTAGTATTTTGTATGCATACTCTGGTGGTATTTTTTATGACATACATCCAATTAAAGCTACAACAACTTTAACAAGTGCATTTTCTACAACTAATGGATCTGCAGCTGTAACTTTAACTTTTTCGTCTGCGCATAATATTGGTAAAGGCGATATTATATTATTAGATAACTTTACATCTATAACAAATTCTAATTTTGTATCTGGAGATTTTACAGATATAAAATTTATGGTAACATCAATACCTACTGATACTACTTTAACTATAACCATGGGATCTAATGAGTCTGGATCAGGAGCTTCTACATCTGGTGGTATTAGAGTTAAACATTATTATCCAGTTGGACCAGCGGTTGAGGTTGCAACAACAGGTTGGGGTCTTGGATCATGGGGTGGTGTTGCACAAGGACAGTTTACATCAACACTATCATCAGGAATAAATGCATCAGTTACATCTTTAACTATGGCAAGCTCAACATCTTTTCCATCATCAGGAACTGTACAGATAGGAACAGAGCTAATTACATATACAGGAAATAGTGGCGGAACATTATCAGGATTAACAAGAGGTGCTAATGGTACAACAGCAGCAATACATTCTAGTGGTGCAACAGTAACAGATGCAGCTGCTTTTTTTGCATGGAACTCTGCAGCATCAGGAGATATTGTAACAGCACCAGGTTTATGGTCGTTAGATAATTTTGGTAATAAACTTATTGCAACTATAGCAGGTGGAGAAACATTTGAATGGGATTCTGATCCTACAGGTGCAAACAATACAAGAGCAACAATACTTGCAAATGCTCCAACAGCATCTTCATTTAGTTTAGTATCATCACCAGATAGACACTTAATATTTTTTGGAACAGAAACAACTATAGGAACATCTTCATCAAGAGATGAAATGTTTATACGGTTCTCGGACCAAGAATCTATTGATGCAACAACGTCTTATGCACCTAGTGCAACTAACACTGCAGGTACACAAAGACTTGCAGATGGATCTAAAATTGTAGGAGCTATCAGAGGTAGAGATGCAATCTACGTTTGGACTGATACTTCTTTATTTATTATGAGATTTGTTGGTTCTCCTTTTACTTTCTCGTTTCAACAAGTTGGTACAAACTGTGGATTGATAGGAAAAAATGCAGCCGTTGAGGTTGATGGTACAGCTTATTGGATGTCAGAAAATGGTTTCTTTAGATACACTGGTAAACTAGAATCATTACCATGTTTAGTTGAAGATCACGTTTATGATGATATTAATACAATTCCTAAACAACACATTAACGCAGGATTAAATAATTTATTTGGTGAAGTAATGTGGTTTTATCCTAACTCAGGTTCAGGCGTTGTTAATAGAATGGTAGCATACAATTATCTAGACTCAAGCAACGAGCGACCAGTATGGACTACAGGTACATTAGCTAGAACTGCATGGCAAGACTCTGCTGTATTTGGTAAACCACATGCAACAGAATATGACTCAAGTGCAGAGACAGCTGATACAGATGTTAATTAT